ATCCCCGAAGGCATGACTCCCTTCATAACAACCCAATGGTTACCATCCATTCGAGTAACCTTACAAATGCGTATTTTCATTAAGATCTTAAGCGCCGTTCGATAACATCTAACATCTTCCGGAGTCATTTTCTCCAAGTCTAGATACATGACTCCAGTATTAATATGAAGCGCCAACAGTATCGCTTTAATGGTCTTATCAATCTTCGAGAAATCCCCATCATCATAGGTCATTCCTGGACATTTATTCATATACTGATAAAACTTATAAGCACCTCCATGAAACCATTTCGAACCAACTCGAATCACACGTCCTCGATTAATGTAATGACGAAATAAAAAAAATAAACGTTCCAATACAATAACAGAAGCGTGGGGAATAAAGTACTCCCTCACTTTAGTCCGTACTTTAAGATGTGAACCAGGCGCACCACTCGCAATGTGCATCTCATGTTTTCCAACTATTTTGTAACTACAATCAATTGGTATCATTTGTCCCTTTTTACATGCCTCCACAAATTTCCGCGTTTCTCGCTCCGTATATCGCGCATTAACAAGTTTGGTACCATTGGCTGTAATACGAATCTTCTCCTTTTCCTTAGAGATTATTTTAGGTCGATCAGCTCTTTCACCTCCTGAGGTAATTGCACCATCATAGAAAAGACTATCATTAATTCTCCAAACAATCTTCCCTAGATACTTCCTCGACCCCAATATGTCAATAGTACGATTAATTGCCGCTGGAAACAAGTACGTCTGGGCTTTAAGTTTATCACTCATCCTGTCTGTCGGTTCATCAAAGGAGCGCAACATATCCGCCTTCTTCAAATGAACGTTTTGGACTGAATAAGCTATGCGCGGACCATGATCACTCTGGAAAAAAGCCAAATGAGTGTACGAAAAAGCCTTATACGCCAAATTCTGCAACGAAGAAATTTCGCCCGTTACTGGTCGTAACGGCTGGTGATTCCAATACCAATCGACACTAGGCTTAGTTATGCTTGGACGAGAAACATGATGAGTGACTAAATTCCAATGCTGATTTTGCATAGTACAGCGCCAGTCTGAAACCTGATTGCGCTCAAAGTACCTCAGCCATCGGAAATGGTCTAGCCGGTCAAACATTCTCACCAACTCTGGGTCTCCTTTGTCCATTTCACTTGGAATTAATCTCATATTACGGAGAAATGGTGGAGCTATAACTCGCTGATTTCTTCCCACCATTAAACGGGTCATAGCAGAGGCTATCTCTGACACATTATTGAGAGGTTCAGTCCTAAACAATATTACGTCTTTGCCACCCGGACCGGGTGCAAATCTAAGTCGACTATTAATGTCAAATAAGACTAAAAGCATCATCTCTTCATCAGTAAAACGATTACCTGCTGGTCCTTCCCGGCGTACCTCTCCTCCAAAGGAGTCTACTCCGTCGGGAAAGACGAATCGTTCCGTTTTCAATTCATACTTCAACAATATCGCTTCCTTAGGCGACACCATTTCATTCTCCCT